CGTTGACGCGGTGAAGTGGTAGAGTGGTGATGTGTATAACTTTGTGGAAAATGTGGATAAATGTCGAATTGTGTAATATGCACAAAAAATAAAAAAATCCTTGTGCAATTTGCCGATTGTAATTTGTGAAAATGAGCGTATAATACTAAGTATAAGGAACACAAAAACACAGCGTTGCGGTAGCGCAACAGAAAAGAGGTTAATATGAAAAAAGAAGAATCAAAAAATTTACCAGTAGTAATTGACACAGCAAAAGCCGAAAAGTATTTAGCTAAGTATCGCACAGCATTGACACGTAGCGTAAAATCAGCGTGGGAACTTGCAAAAGTGGTATATGATACTGTAAAAGCCAAAGACTTTGAACAGGCTTTCGGAAGTTTAACAGAGTACGCAAAAGCGTTAGAAGTTGACAAGTCACGCGTCACAAGAATGGTTAAAGCGTATGCGCGTAAGTTATATATTACAGACATTAACGATTGCGCGGAAAGAGAAATCATATCGAGCGAATTTTCACTTGGACAAATTGAGGAATTTGTAAACGTTCCAGAAGAAAAAACAGAAGAATTTATTAACGCGTATAAAATCGACAGCAAAACGCCTACGAAAACTATTCGAGAGTGTGCTAATGCTTATATCAAAGCAGAAAAGAATAAAGATAATGGCGCAGAAGATGTGACCGAAGAAGCCGAGGAAATGACAGTCGAAGAAATTAACGCGTCTATTGAATTAAATATTATTTGTTCAGATGGCTTTGAATTTACAACCAACAACGCTGAGGTTATCAAAACAATTAAAGATTTCATTAATAACTTTATGAATAACGCAGAATAAGCGTTTAAATATTAATATTGCTGTCCTAACGGCGCGACGGGGAGAAAGAGGTATAAAATGTCATTGACAAGAGAAGAACTTATTAAGAAAATGAAAGAGGATTTCAACGGCTGTCCTTTATTTGAGGATAGAGAAAAAGGCGATTTGAACGACTTAGACGGCGAAATATTAACTATTGCGGATTATTTCCCTATGTCTGAGTATCATGCGGTAGTGTTTGAAGAACACGACGATAAAGTATATCTGTCTGGTGGCGGTCTTAAAAAATTACTGACCGAATACGGAAAAGAAGATGTTCGTGGTATTAAAATTAAAATGTTACCACTGATTAAGACTAAAGCAAAAAGAGACTACCGCCCAATTGAGGTAATCGGATAATTGCCAAACGCGCGGGAACTCTCCTTCCGTTACGTCACAATCTTGCTGATAATGTTTATAGACATTATCAGCGGGGTTGTAAAAGTAAAGAGAACGGGGGTAAAATACGAATCAGCGAAAATGGCAACGGGGTTATATAAAAAGATAGGCACAATCTTGTGTATGGTGACAGCAGACATATTGGCGGTAATGTCGTGTGAATATATGCACATGAATTTTACTATTGTAAAACCCGTTTACATTTATATCGTTTTAATGGAATCATTGAGTGTTTACGAAAATTGTGGGCAAGCACAGTTAAAAGAGTTATTTTTAAAAATAATAGAGGGATTTAAAAATGGGAATGACAACAAGTCAAGCGGGAATTGATTTAATCAAATCGTTTGAGGGGTGTGTGCTAAAGGCGTACAGATGCCCCGCTAATGTTCTAACAATAGGGTACGGGCACACAGGAAATGACGTGCATGATGGATTAGTATGGACGCAAGCGCAAGCAGACAATGCTTTAAAAAATGATTTAAAAAAATATGAAAATTATGTAAATTCTTTAGCACAAGAATTTGACTATAATTTTTTACAAGGTCAGTTTGATGCCCTTGTTAGTTTTACATATAATTGTGGTAAAGGTAATTTGTATAAACTGACACAGAACGGCGCAAGAACCATAAATGAAATTTACAATTCGTTACCATTGTATAATAAAGCAAATGGAAAAGTATTAACTGGATTAGTGCGCCGTAGAACAGCAGAGCAAAAATTATTTGCAAGTTGTAAGACGATACCAAATGGTAATTCCATTAATGTTGACATGTCTTGTAATACAGTTGCTATTAATGACATTGTTTTTCGTTTTAGGTTAAATTATCGAATTAGAGAAATTCCAAGCACAAGCGGAAAAATTATCGGGTCAACGACTGACCATGAACTATGTGCAATCAAAGGAATATCAAAAGATAAACAATGGCTATTGACTGAGTATGGATGGATTAACGCGGGGGCGTTATACGATAAAATCAAATAATCGTTGCGCCACCGCAACAAGGTGGACGAATGAAAAAGAAAAAAGGACAAGCAAAATTACAAAGGGAATTACGTCAAGCAAACAGGAGATTGCAGTCAATGCGCTCTAGTGGTTATGGAAATTTGACAGTAATTGACCGCGCTCTTGCCGAGTTTGGGAAAATAACTAAACAAGGGAAAAAAGAAAAATTTGTAATTGATGGAAAATTGAGTAATAGGCAAAACAGCCTTGTAATAAAACAACTGAATAAATTTTTGCAAAGCGCGTGGACGACGGAAAGAGGAAGAACCGAGATTCTTGAAAAACGTGTTAACACGTTTATGAATCCAAAAGGTAAATACAATTTATCTAAAGAGGAAACGTTAAAATTATTTGATGTTTTTGAATCAGATGCATATCATAAAGCGATTGAAAAAAGAATGTTAGACAGTAATCAAGTGATAGATATGGTGCGAAATTCAAACGCAAGCGCGAAAAAATTTGATGAGGTTTTAACAAGTCTTGTTAAATCAGAAACACCACCAGACGAATCGCGGGATTACATCGAAAGTAGGTTATAAACGTGATTAAATATAAAAAAGGGTGTATAAGAAGTCCCACAAAACAAAAGATACACACAGAAAAAGGCGAAAAGTATAACGATACTATAATAACTTTTGATATTGAAGTATCAAGTGGTTGGGTAAAAAATGGCGTGGTTATACCTTTCGACAAAAGCAAAGACAAAAATTATTATGAACCTTTGGAAAAAATTTCTTTGTGCTATATATGGCAAGCGTCAATAAATGATATTGTATATTACGATAGAATTTTGGAAACGTTTGCAGATTTTATAGAGGAATTACAAGAAAAATTTGATGGTGAATTAATTATATGGGTGCATAATTTATCTTATGAATTTCAATTTTTATTAAACATCATTGAATTTGATAAAATTTTTGCAAGAACAGCGCACAAAGTAATTTATGCAAAATATGACAACATAACATTCAGATGTAGTTACTTTTTAACAAGGTTATCGCTTGAAAAATGGGCGATTGATAAGAAATTACCCGTTGAAAAAAAAGCGGGCGATTTAGACTATTTAACTATAAGAACACCATACACACGATTGACCGAAAATGAATTATTATATTGTGAGTATGACTGTTTAGTAGTATATTACGGAATCAAACAATACTTAGAAAAGTATAAATATTTGAACAAAATACCTTTAACGCAGACGGGAGAAGTGCGAAAAGAGGTTAAAAATATATTTCACAGCAATTACAAGCATTTTAAAAAATGTACTGAATTATTACCCCGTAACGCTTACGAATATGCAAGGTTGAAAGAGTGTTTCGCGGGCGGTTGGACTCACGCAAACTATACACACGCGGGCGATATATTACACAATGTAACATCGCGCGACTTGGCGAGTAGTTACCCCACAGTTATGATTGCTTACAAATATCCTATGTCTACGTGGCAACGTGTGAAAGATTTTGATAAATTTAACAATGACGATTATTCCCTAATAATTGACGTTACTTTCAAAAGGATTGAAAGTCTTTACACTAATAATTATATATCAGCGAGTAAGTGCTATTATTTGAAAAACCCAATACGCGATAATGGACGAATAATATGCGCCGATGAATTGCGAATAACTTGTACTAATGTTGATTTTGAAATAATACGAAATACATATAAATTTGATGATATGAGAATCAATTATATGTGGTGTTCTGTCAATCAATATTTACCGACTGAGTACGTTAAATTTATTTTACAGTTATACGGCGATAAGACCAGTTTAAAAGGTTTGCAAGAGTTTGAAAGTCAATACGGAACGTCAAAGCAATTTATTAACTCATTATACGGAATGTGTGTAACAGCAATATTGCAAGAAAACATAATATATAATGATGGTGTATGGATTCCAGAAACGCTAGATATTGAGGGAATAAATGAGGGGTTAAACAAATTACGCGAAAAACCATTCAAAAATTTTTTAGCGTATCAATGGGGTGTATGGGTTACGGCATACGCTAGGCGCGCGTTATGGACGCCCATTCCTAAAATTGATTATGATGTAGTATATTGTGATACAGATAGCATTAAACACTTGGGAAAACATGACGACGTTTTCAACGAATACAACAACATGATAACGCAACAATTAGAATCGGCTTGCGAATGGCATGGAATAGATAAAGAATTACTACGCCCCGCCGATATTAAAGGCGTAAAACATCAAATTGGCGTATTTGAAAATGAGGGTGTTTATAACAAATTTATCACGTTAGGCGCAAAAAGATATTGCTATGAACAAGATGGTAAATTGCATATTACAGTATCGGGCGTTTCTAAAAAGGGGGTTGTGGCGTTAGATGGTAACATAAAAAATTTTAATGATAATTTAAAATTTGATTATGACGCAAGCGGAAAGTTAATTTCAACCTATCGCATAGACCAAACGCCTATTATATGGAACAAGGGGCAATATGACGAATTTATGTCGAGTTATAAATACGGCATAAACTTACAGCCGACAACGTACACAATGAGCATAACGGACGAATACTTAGACCTGTTAATGTACGCTGATGAAACAAAAAATAATTTCACAGATTTAACAACCGAAGAATTACACAACATACATATGTTTCATGTGAAACATTAAACGCGTTGCGGTGGCGCAACAGAAAGAGGAAGTATGAAACAAAAATATTATAGGCTTGACCGAATTAAGAAAGTTGATGCAGAATATAACATGCTATTGGGCGAGCGTTCCAATGGTAAATCTTACGCAGTAAAAGAGAACGCGTTAATTGACGCGTGGGATAATGGAGAATTATTTATATATTTGCGTAGGTGGCAATTAGAAACAAAAGCGAATATAGTTGAAAGTTATTTCGCCGACGCGCCAGTAACAGCAATTACAAGCGGAAAATGCAATTGTATTTCTGTATATAGAAATGAATGTTTTTTCGCTAATATGGACGAAAGTGGAACAATTACAAGAATTAAAAAATGCGGGCGTGTTATGTATCTAAGCGGTGCGGAACATTACAAATCAATGTCTTTCCCCAATTTTTCTAATATTATTTTTGAGGAATTTATAACAAACGGCGGTTATCTTTACAACGAAACTAAGTTGTTATTCGACATTGTTTCCACTGTAGCGCGTAGGCGGTCAATCAAAGTGTGGTTGATTGGTAATACTATTAGTCGTTTATGCCCGTACTTTTCAGAGTGGGATTTACGAAACATACCAAAACAGCAACAAGGCACGATTGAAGTGTACGAACACCATACCGACCAAATTGACGATAACGGACAACCTATAACTATAAAAATTGCAGTTGAATTTTGCGAAAATAGCGGTAATAATAGCAAGATGTTTTTTGGTAATTCTCAAAAAATGATTACCAGTGGAGCATGGGAAACACACCCACAGCCACATTTACCAAAGAAATACGGCGAGTATAAAAAACTATATTCAATATTATTAGAGCACAATAATTTTGCTTATATCATAGATGTGTTAAAGGATGAACACTTATTATTATACGTTTATCCGTTCACATACAAAGGGAAAAAACCCCGTCGCGTTATCAGTGAAACTTTTACAACTAATCCATTTTGCACACCACGCTTGACAGAATTGTGCAAAGGTGATAAAATAATAATGGAATTAGTTAAAAGCGGTAAAATTTGTTATAGCGATAATTTGACGGGTAGCGAATTTCTGTCAATATTAAAAGAGAAAGGGGGTTTATAAGAAAATGAAATGGTTAGAAAAATTCCATGAAGATTTGACAAAGGACAAACAGAAACCGACTAAGACAGAATCCGAAATTGACATCGACGCTATCGCTGACAGAGTTGTAGAAAAACTCATGACCGCGGGCAACACAAATGAAAATAACAACGATTCAGAAGAATCAGAAGAAAACGAAAGTGAGGAGTAAAAAAATGGAAGTAAAACAGATTTACGAAGTAGTTAACTCAATCGCCGAACAGGCACTTGGCTTGTCAGAATTAACGCCCACAGATACATCTTTCGTATCAGTGGGAAATGAAGTGTTGAAAAGCGACACCAACAAAGACGCGTGGTATAACGTACTTGTTGACAGAATCGGACGAACTGTAATGGCAATGAGAAGTTACAGCGCAAACGGCGCAGAATTAAAGCGCGAGCCTATCGAATGGGGCGTTGTTATGCAGAAATTGGCGATTCCATTACCAAAAGCGAAAACCAATGATTCTTGGAACGGACAGTCAACCGAAGCAAAAAACCCGTTTGAGAAATTCATTCTTGAACCTAAACAGAAATTATTTTATGCAATTTCTACTTGGGAAGTTGATGCGACAATCCCCGATGTGCAGTTGAAAACAGCGTTCACATCACCAGAAGCAATGGGTGCATTTATTGATGGTATTTTCACTGCTGTATATAATTCTCTTGAATTATCATACGAAAACACAGCGAATTTGTGTCGCGCTAACTTTATCGGCAGAAAATCACAGTCAAACAACACTAACGCGTATATCAATTTGTTAGACAGATACAACGCAGAAACAAACGCGGGATTAACTCTTGCTACTTGTATGTACGATGTTAACTTCTTGAAGTATTGCGCTATGACTATTAGTCTTTATACAACCAGACTTGCTACCATGTCAACTTTATTCAACGATGATGATTTAGAAAGACACACACCAAAAGATTTGCAGGTGGTAAATGTATTAGCAGATTTCGCAAGTCGTATGAATGTTTATTTGCAGTCTGATACATTCCACAAAGAATTGACCGCGTTACCTAACTATAACGAAGTGCCTTATTGGCAAGGTAGCGGTGATGATTACGCTTTTGCAAATACTTCAAAAATTAGTGTAAACTATGATGGTGAAAACAATGTAGAAGTTACAGGCATTGTGGCGTTAGTATATGACCGCGATGCTATGGGCGTGACAGTTGATAACAAGCGCAGTAAATCAATTTATAATCCGCGTGAAGAATATACCAACTATTTCTATAAGGCGGATATGGGTTACTATAACGATATGAGCGAAAACGGCATTGTTTTCTATATCGCCGAAGCCTAAGAACTGACAACGGGGAAGATTGGAAACAATCTTCCCTTTATTGTATTAGTTGCGGTGACGCAACAGAAAAGAGGATAATAATGATATACGATAATTATAAAGATATTATAAAGAAATCTACACCGCGAAAATTAAATTTTACAAAATCATTCATTTATTGGCGTAACGCTTTATTAGAAAAGTGTATGCGCATTTTTGAATGGAACGGACTGCCAGACAGCATACCACAAAAAGAAATTGAAATAAGATTAATTTTTAATGGGTTCGCGGGATTTGTAAAAGATAAAGAGGGAAAAAATCTAATTGTAACATGGGGGTCAATGTCTGGTGTAACTAATTACGCTGACGAATTTTTATTTTATACGTTTGCAACACCATTGTTTAACGGCTTGAAAAAAATTAATGAAAATTGTGTTATTGTCAATAATAACGCGATTAGAAATCCGCTTTACCCGTTAATAGAGCGTTATGCAATTTTATTGGCACACGCTGATTTATCATTACAAGCGATTTTAATAAATTCACGCGCGACGGGTATTATAACAGCGACTTCACAACAGCAAGCCGACAGCGTAAAAGAATGGTATAACGCGCTAGTTGACGGACGCACAATGGCTATCATTGATGATGAAAACATGGAGAGTTTGGCAAATGCCGAAGGATTACGAAATGTTTCAACAGTCTATCCGAACAGCCATAGCATTAATGACTATTTTTCAATTACTCAAAATTTACTAAAATCATTTTATAACGATATAGGCGTTAGAATGGGTGTAGAAAAGCGAGAAAGAATGATAACTGACGAAGTTAATAGCGACGAAGAAAGGTTATTATTTAACTTGACCGATATGTTAGAAAGTCGTAAAAAAGCATGTGATGAATTGAAAAAAGTTTTCGGCGTAAATGTTACTGTTAGTTTATCAAAAGAATTTAGCGTTGCGGTGACGCAACAGGAAAGCGAGGGCGTGACAAATGAAAACAATAATTGATTTGCAAAAAGTTACAGGTTATCCCGCAGAGGGAATATTTAAACAATCAATTACTAACACAACATTGGAAGAAATGTTCGCGGATTATGCAGACAAAATTGATAACGTATTATTCACTCAATACGGAAACAGAGAATTGTTCAATTCTTTAGATTTTATTAATGCGCTTGATGTTGAAAAAATCGAAATGATTAAAACCTACATTCTTTCTGAAATGTTAGCGACTCAATACAAATGGGAACATATAATCGAAACTACAAAAGTAACCTACAACCCCGTCGAAAATTATAATATGATTGAGGAAGAAACAACCAACGACAACAAAAAAGAATCTGATAACGTAACGATTGAAAATGGCGAAAGAACAAACAATTTTTCAACAACTAACAAAATTTCCCCGTTTGAATCAGACACTTTTTATAATGAAAGTGAACAGGACGGAAACGCTACAGAGAATGCGTATACAGACACAAACGCAAGAGAATACACGACAGAAAATGAGTTAAAAAGAAAGTTAACTCGAAGCGGTAATATAGGCGTCACAACAACTCAGCAAATGTTAGAATCAGAAAGAAAACTTGCAGATTATTCTGTTATAAAACAAATCGCGCATAGTGTCGCTAATTGCATTTCTTATGGAACTTATTATAGTATATAATTGGGGGTGGGTGTATATAATGAATGTTATATTATATAATAATTATAGCGATAACAGAACAGTGTCAAAACAGATAACGCCGTTAAAAACAATATCATGCAATTTAAAAAACAATTGCAATATGAAAACGCCCATTATAATTGTTTCACGTGAAACATT